TTTATTTTTTTTTTTTTTCTTTTCCTTACGAACTTTTTGTTTAATATGCTGTGCAAAAGTTTTAGGACCGAAAGTTTTCTTTTTACCCATTTTAATTTTAGTTGCATCCATTTTAATATTGATTAAAGATTGTTTTATATATAAACACGTTTTAGAATTTAAAAGAGGTTCTTTACTTATGGTACCAGCCTCCCATCCTATATATAAACGCATCAATTCACCATCAGTTTTATAAATAGAGTGAATTTCTGACATTTTAATATCATTTATCTCACCAATTAAATCTTTAATATAATAAGTATTTACAAAATTAATATAATCTTGGATATAATGGCGCACTTCCAAATTAGCCCATGATTCATTACGTAAAGCATAAGCTCTCATTAAATGCCATCGAACATCATCAACTTCACAATTATGTGCCAATGAAGCAAGAACCTTATCACCATTAGGACTAGGTAACCAATGACCATGCAACTTGACAAAGTTATGTGATAAAAAATCTAACTCATGTATGGGCCTTGCATTTAAATTATCCGTTGTAGCTTTTAAGCCAACAGTAGACCAAACCTTCATCACTGAGCTAGCATTAAACCAAGTAACCATTTGATCACTAACGGAAAAAGTATTATCATCACCATACAAAACAGCAACAACGTGGTGCATGAATTCTCCATAACCATAATTATTATCTTCAGTTATGTCACGTTGCTTAGCTAACATAATCCATGCATATGCAAACAACCTAAATAAAATTATTGTATTATCAACCACTGTATTAGCACAACCAGAAGGATTCCCTGTTAACTTTTGCACTAACTCACCAATATCGGTGATAATAATAGAATTTATAATAGCATTATATATATTTTGCAACTTAATGTAATTTTCAGGAGTTTTATCATCTTTTCGATAACTATCATAACGCATTTGACACATTCCTTGTAGAGCTAACTTAAAGAGAGAAGAATCATATTCACTACCATCTATAGCAAATCCATTACGGTGTTTTATTAATCTAAAAAAAACATCTTCCCATCCACCTTTATACTTAGTTGACCCTACACGTGACCACGTTTTATCGAATGACTGATAAAACTTATTATTAAAATCATAACATAGCCTGTTAGTTGCAGTTGTGTGTTCAATTGGTGAAGCTGTAAATGTTCTCAATTTATCATCCAGAATTTTCTCCGGTGTACGCATTTCACCAACTTTAACACTATTAACCCATATGGGCATAATTTTAGTATCAGGAGTATTAATTTCCTCCCAATAACAAGACAAAGC